ATAGCTCCAATTTTTTTTTGAGCGATGCATATATATACATACATGACGCGTCTTCGGGACAGGGGGGGGGTGCTACTCCTCACCCTCTTTATTATCGTCTTGCAAACCATCAAAGCGCTTTCTCTGGAGCGAGACTGTTACACCTGCGTCACCTGATAGTTCAACTGCTTTTAATGTTGGCTGTATATACTTGCTCACCCTATCGAATGCATCAACGCTAGCTTTGTAGTCTGCAATATCACCAGTAGATTCTGCTATCTCTTGAATCTTTATAGCTGATTCAATGGCATTGATAACAGGGTTAAACTCTCCCTTGTATTTGCGCTGTAAGTATTCATCGAGTACGCGCCTATATGGTTTATTTGTACTGCCCTTTGGTCTACCTGCTTTCGCCATAATTAATCTTTTAACCTCTTGATTTGATTACTGTAAATATTGTACATATTTTAACCAATTATAGCATATATTCCCCTCTTATCGTATTTATATCCCCTCTTATCTCAAATGGTATTGAAAGATGGTTTTGCTTGATTTACCTTTGTAAACGTGATTAGACAGACCGAAAGAACAGCCCTGCTTAACAGGCACTCAGCTCAGTAATCGGATAGTCGGCAACAGACCCTAAACAGTGCAGTCAATCACATAAACAAACACATACTTTTGAGGTTATATATTATGGCTACTATTAAGACTAGATTTGGTTACAGTGTTGAATGCTATGGTGAGTGCGATGAATACGCGACTATTAGTGCTTGCTTTGACGATGAATACTTTGACGGTGATTTTGTTGATGGATTCAAAAATTGGCGAGAAGCTGTAAAAGCTATAACAGAATATGCACATCGAAACAGCACAGAATTAGTAGAATTAGAAAGCGATTCTTAATTATTTAACTTAGAGGATATAACAATGGAAATTTCAAACTTTGATAACTTTAGATACTGTGAGACTGTAGGATTAGCTAATTGTTTTAAAGCTGTAAGCGAATTACTAGGTCATTATTTTATAGATGTTGATGCTGTAGGATTCAATGACAATAGTGGTTATGTTTACATTGCGCTAGATAATGGCATCAGCATTTGTTCGCTGTTAGGTGGAGACGTTGAATACCTAGCAACCTGTTTTGAGACTGGCGCCGAGTTTTTCTTTGATAACTATGACGATTGCATAGCTAAACAAAAGGAACTGATGCTACCTATTAAACTATAGTTAATTCATCGAGCCTATTAGCAATAGTAGGCTTTATTGGATTAATTACACTTAGAGGCAATAAAATGACTATATACGATAGAAAATGCAACGCGACTCGTTACCTTGCAATTAAGGATTGGGAGCGACAAACAAAACGCAAGTTAATTAGAGCGCATTTGTGGCTAGTAACTGGGCTTGGCTTGTATATATGCCTAGCAATTCAAATAGTGAGGGCTGCGCTATGAGATATGTTGTAGTTTGGTTTACTGATGCGGGACAACATGCGCTCCGCTTTCCAACCCTTGAACAGGCGAATAAGTTTAAAGATATTTTAATAGCTGATGAACATGACGAAATATACGTATCGCAAATAATTGATGAGGTGACAAAATGATAGCGCATAAATTAAATGATGATGGGAGCCTATCCCATAAAGCAGTATTGAATGACGTACACGAGTTAAATACTTGGACTTGGAAAAATAGTTTTAATCTAATCCAAGTTGAAAGTGAATCGACTGGAGTTGTTCGAGTGTTTAAAAAGAACCGTACAGGTGCTTATATCGAGATTGAAGACTAGCCCTTTAGGTTGATATACCTTAACCCATTAAACGCGCTTAGAATGGACTATAGGCGCGTTTTTTCTGCTTCCAATAACCTGTTTAGATACCATTGGCATTTTTCTAGGGATTGAACACCACCTTTATCAAGATAACGCCATAAATACTTTATACAGTTACCCTTACAATACCCGGCAAATGCTTCACCAGTCATGCTCGATTCGATGGCATCAATACATTCTACCCTGCCACTAGCGTAATGCCCTGGGCTGTTTACATCATCAGCCACAATTGCAGGGTGCTTTTTCTGCAAACCTAGCCAATCTTTCTCACTTGCCTGCATATTTACCTCTCAGAAAATTCATTGATACAGGTAATTCATCACAGCTTCCGTCTTCCACTTCATTTAACAGCCAGATACCCTTCCAAGAGCCATTTGTCTGCGCGCTTAGATAGTCTTCATCGTGTTGGTAGTAGATGCCTGAGAACAAACCTAATATATTCTTACCGTCTGCCCTGCGAGCGTAGGCAATATCCCTATCCTGTACGTGACCCATTACGCAACTCATCATCTTCTTAGATAGCATATTCCTAGCACTTGAGACTGGTCTGCCCATTACCCCTGATGTGAAGTAATGTGAGTAAGCTATGCCATCAATGACTGCTACCTCTAAGAAATCATAAACCTCAAACCCAAATTCATCTAGCTTGAAATCATGATACCCAATCAAGCCATCTAGTTTTGGATCGGCTTCAATAGCTCGCTCAATTCGTTGCTCATGGTTTCCGAGAGTGAATACCAGTCGTGGATTCCACTGCTTGTGCTTGTTCTTAATGAGTCGCTGTTGCTCTTCCCTGATGGGTGCGATGAATGCTTCCATTCCCTTGATGCCTGACTCAATGTCATCTGTGTAGCGTCTACCCTCAAAGGACTTCTTGCCGATGTCCCATGAACTAAGGCTAGGCATATCAAAGTGATCGCCAATATGGATAATAACATCTGGTTTTTTATCAACAGCATATAGTCCTGCCCATCTGAGATGGTCAATAGGTTGGTTAGGTTTAACTTGGGTATCAGGTATTACAAGATGCTTGGTCATTCTCTTACCTCGCGGGGTGTATTATAGTGATTCCTAAAATTAATTCTAATGCTGTTTATCTATGCAGTATATACCAAAATGTAATGGTTCGTTGCGGTTACTGGTGAACCAAGCCAGTTACACAGGCTAACGCCTTAACCTAGAGGAGTAATAGTGCTACAGCGACTACTATGCCACTGCCAAATACGATTAACTCAGCTCGCTTAAACGTGTACTCTTTCTTGAGCCATGTAACCAAGTCCTGTCGAGCTTCTCTGATTTCTGCCTGCGCTTCATCGATAGCTTTGTCTGCCGAATCATGCGCGTCTTTGATTGCTTTTTCTACATTCTTCTTAGCCATGTTTCACCTCTTAAAATGGTACGTCTTGTGATAGGAAATCATCTTGCTTCTTAGCCTGACCGCCTTCAGTGTAGATAACCTTACAGTTACCTAGAATAGGTGGTCGCTCTGCACCAGACTCACGCTCTTCTTTGTCCTGAGACTGTGCAATAAAGCCATGATTGCCATACTGATCTTCTTCAGTTGGGTTGATAAAGGTAGTCAGGTTTACATACTTAGCCACTGACCCATCTTTCTTGGTTACTTCTTTGATACGTGACTTGTCAATCTTTGTCACATCTATAGATACTGAGATTCCTATTTTACTCACGTTAAATTCCTCACTTCTGATTTAATTTCCTCTACGGCTAGGTTTATTTGTTTAGCCAGTTTCTCGATAAACTCTTCATTGCGCTCTACTCTTACAACAAAGGGCTTCATATCAGGGTGGTATGACATAAAGTCCCACCATTCTCTGCCTGTAATATACAAACAACCCTGTACCTGAGCATAGTGTTTACTCGGACATTCGCCCTTTCTACTCCATGCTATGTGGTTCTTTGGTGCAGGGCATTTAAACTCAACACCCCCATCATCACCAATCAATCCATCAGGGCTACAACCGAACTCTCCTGAGTCATCTAGTATAAACCCTACTTCATTAACGTCAACACTGTGCATCAACTCATACATTGCGCGAGCTTCTGGCTCTAACTCTGTACCTCTCTGCATCCATTCATTAACGTAGATTGGCTCTGATTCGCCCAGTATTCTTTCAGCTATTAAGATGTTTATGTATTCATCTGCTGATGCACTAGGCTTCCCTGCCGTAGTGATTAGTTTAGAAAACTGACTAGCACTGGGTCTGCCTAACCTAGCATCTAGCCATTCCTGTGTACCCTGTTCAGCTTGAAGTATTTTCAAGTTTCTTCTCCAACATAGAGATTGCTCGGTCATACTGGGCTACTGATAACTCATCAACTGTCTTGCACTTGAACACCTGACAGAACTTCTTAACATCGCTGTCTGTTTGCTCTAGTAATCCTTTCAGCTTAGCTGACTGTTCTTCATTGATAGGGTTATCAACGAACGCTAGTGGCAGGTCTTCCCCTGCGTACAGCGAAAAGCCTAACCCAAATAGTGCGATACACTTAACGAGACATCGCATTCTAGCATCAGATACATCTCTTGACGTTGGGTTTACTATGGCTTTGTTTCTGTGATCCATCACTGGTAGCCACATACGCCTAGTAATGTCTTCTACGGTCAACTCTACTTCCACCTCAACAGTACCGTTCTGGTCTATGTTAGGCTCAAAGTAACAGTAACTAGCATTAGGATAATGGGTCATCAGTGTACCCCAAGCGTACGCCCAAGAGAGGTACGATAACTGTCCCTTCTTCTCGATATGCTTTGATACGTCAATCGCTGACAGTGTTGTCCATACGTTACTCATTATGCACCCCCTAAGATTTGTTGAAATTGTTTCTCGCTATACCATGTGGCACTAGCTTCTTTAGCATATGCATCTGCATAGCCGTTGTAGTAGGCTTCTGGTTCGCACTCGCGGGCAGGATGACCGTGTATACAGTCGAACTCGCCCTTCTCATAATCATTTAAGTTATTTAAATCACTCATCTCGCAACCTCATTTGTGTAATGTGTTCATCAATATAATCAATAGTCTTTTGATTAAATGTATTGAAGGCGTCCTCTACTAACTTACCTACCTTCTCATAG